AATGAAACCATCAGATTTTAAAAAAATTATTAAAGAGGCAGTAAGGGAAGCTATTCAAGAGGAATTAAAAGATATTCTATTGGAAGCTGTTCGTGCCCCTAAAACAATTGTTACGGAGTCACTTAGAGACACTTATGCTCAACCTCATTTATCCAAACCCAAACAATTAACCCCTCAAGAGAGACAAGCAATGTTTGGAGGTATTTTAGAGGAAATGCAAGGTGGAGGAGCCGCAACTACAGCTTACGCTGGTAATTTCCAATCAAACGGACCAGTAGATGCTGTTAATGGAGCATTACCTGAAGGTAGTGTAGGATTAGACCAAATAATGGCTTTAATGAATAAATAATGGCATTTGGAGCTAAAAAAATATTCCCAATAGATACTCGACCTAGTGTTGGGGTGGGAGTTGCTTTACCTTTTAATGCTCCTGCTGTTTTTAAAACAACATATACAACTCAAGAAGCAATTAAATATAATTTAATTAATTTTTTTCTCACAAATCAACCAGAAAGATATTTAAATCCTAATTTTGGTGGTAATTTACGAAAGTTTGTTTTTAATCAAATAACAAGTGGAAATACAGAATATTTAAAACAAGATATCCAACAACAACTTCAATTATATTTTGTAAATGTTATTATTAGTAGTTTGGATGTTCTTTCATACCCAGATAAAAATCAAATAAATGTTGTTTTAAAATATAGTATAAAAGATACAGGATTAACTGATGAAATACAATTATTATTTACATAATGGCTACTAAAAAAAGAAATATAACATATATTAATAAGGATTTTAGTGAATTAAGAGCTAGTTTAATTGATTATGCTAGAACTTATTTCCCAACAACTTATAACGATTTTACTCCAGCATCTCCAGGTATGATGTTTATGGAAATGGCCGCTTATGTAGGTGATGTTTTATCATTTTATTTAGATAACCAAATCCAAGAAAACTATCTTCAGTATGCTCGTCAAACAAATAACTTATACGAGTTAGCTTATATGTTTGGTTATAAACCAAATGTAACCCAAGCAGCTACAACTGATATTGATTTTTTCCAAACAGTCCCATCTTTGCTATCAGGTTCAACTTATGTACCTGATTTTAGTTTTGCTCTTTTTATTGACAAAAATGCACAAATTAAATCAGCAACTAATTCAGGAGTTTCTTTTTTAGTAGATAATCCTATAGATTTTTCTGTATCAAGCTCAGCTAACCCAACGCAAGTTTCAATATTTTCTTCTGCTGGAGGTAATCCAACATACTATCTTTTAAGTAAAACAAGTAAAGCTACTTCGGCTAATATTAACACAACATCATTTACATTTGGTGCTCCAGTTCCTTTTTCAACAGTGAATATTGTTGGTGAAAAAATTATTGGTATTTTAGATATTACTGATGATACAACAGGAGATAAATGGTATGAAGTAGATTATTTAGCTCAAGAAACAGTTTTTGACTCAATTAGAAACACAAATACTAATGATCCAAATTTATCCCAATATTCAGGAGATACACCTTATCTTTTACAACTAAAATTAATTCAAAGAAGATTTGCTACTCGTTTCCTAGATTCAACAACTTTACAACTCCAATTTGGTTCAGGAACATCATCAGATAATGATGCTGAAATAATCCCTAATCCTGATAATATAGGTTTAGGTTTACCGTTTGGACAAAGTAAATTAACAACAGCATTTTCTCCCTCTAATTTTATATTTACAAATACTTATGGTATTGCTCCTTCTAATACAAAGTTAAATGTTAGATATCTAACAGGAGGAGGAATAAACTCAAATGTATCATCTAACGAGTTAACAAATATTACAGCTAATATTAAATTTATAAATTCAAACTTAAATGCTATTACTGCCCAAACTGTATTTAATTCTTTATCAGTAACAAATCCAATAGCAGCAGATGGTGGTGGAGATGGAGATTCAATAGAGGAAATTAGACAAAATGCTTCTGCTAATTTTGCTTCTCAATTACGAAATGTAACTCAAGATGATTATTTAGTAAGAGCACTTTCCATGCCTTCTCAATATGGAGTTGTTTCTAAAGCATATATTGAACCTACTAAAGCTCAATCAATTTCTGGGGGTGAAACTAATTCTATTTTAGATTTATATATTTTAACATATAATATTAATAAACATTTAAATACAGCATCACCCGCTTTAAAACAGAATCTAACTACATACTTATCTCAATATAGAATGGTTAATGATTCTGTTAATATCAAAGATGGATTTATTATTAATATTGGAATTAATTTTAGTATTATAGTTTTACCTAATTTTAATAGTAACCAAATATTAACAAATTGTATTATTGCTTTACAAGATTTCTTTGCTATTGATAAATGGTTAATTAATGAACCTATTGTTCTAAGAGATCTTTATATTTTATTAGATGCTATTGAAGGAGTTCAAACAGTACAAAATATTACAATTACTAATTTAGTAGGAGAAAATTTAGGATATTCTCCATATGCTTATGATATAAATGCAGCAACACAAAATAATGTTGTATATCCTTCTTTAGACCCTTCAATATTTGAAGTTAAATATTTAAACCAAGACATTCAAGGTAGAGTGGTAAACTTATAATAAAATGGCAGTATTTAAAATATTCCCCGACAAAGACGCTACATTATATTCTCTATTCCCTACAATGAATACAGGGTTAGATGAAATTGTAGAAGCAACTCTTACTACATTTGCTTATTCACAACCAAATCCCCAAACTAGTAGATTTTTGATAAAGTTTGCTCAAGAAGATTTAGCGGCAGCTTTTGGACCTATGTCTGATGCTACTTATGGTAGTGGAAAATGGAATGCTAAATTGCAATGTTTTGTTTCTACGGTTACTGGTTTAGCAACTACTTCTTCTATTGAATGTTATCCATTAGCCCAAGATTGGGATATGGGAACAGGACATTATTTAGATGAACCTATTTCTACTGATGGTTGTAGTTGGATATGGGCTGGATACTCAGGAAGTAATTTATGGCAAATACCAGCCAATGGTTATTCATATCCTAATGGGGCTACAGCTTCTTATACATCTTCTACAGCAGTTCCTGTAGGTGGAGGTGTTTGGTATACAGGTTCTCAATATACTTCATCTGTTACTTTTTCATACAGAACAAATAAAGATCTTAATTTAGATGTAACTAATACTGTTAAAGCATGGACTACTCAATCTGGTGTTATTCCAATAACAGCTTTACCTAATAATGGATTTCTTTTAAAACAAGAATTAGAATTTGTATACAACAAAAATTACCAACCAGAATTAAAATATTTTTCTGTTGATACTAATACAATTTATCCTCCTGCTTTACAAATTAGTTGGGAAGATTTTTCTTACAATACAGGATCCTCATCACAAACAGTTTTAAATACACTACCAGCTACTATTACCTTAGCACAAAACCCCGGAACATTCTATAGTGCTAGTATAAATAGATTTAGAGTAAATGCTCGACCCGAATATCCTATTCAATTATGGCAAACCTCTTCAGTTTATATTAACAATTATTACCTACCCTCCGGCTCATCTTGTTATGCTATTAAAGATTTAGAAACTAATGAATATATTGTTGATTTTGATTCTAAATACACACAACTAAGTGCTGATGCTTCATCAAGTTATTTTGATATGTATATGAATTTCCTTCAACCTGAAAGGTATTATACTATATTAATTCAAACTACAATTGATGGTTCAACAATTGTATTTAATGACCAATACTACTTTAAAGTAATTAATGGATAATGGCCGAACAGATAAACTTAAGTAAAACAGTTTATAGTAAAACCCAATATGAAAAGGTTATTGATACTTCTTTTACTCAATTAGTTGATGTCTCTTCTTCCTTATCTGCTTCTTTACCTACAGTAACTATAGACCAATTTTTCCAATATTATCAAGATTTATTTTTTCAAATACCTAAACTAGGAGATATAAATTCTCATGAGTACCTTGTTATAACTAGTGGTGCTTATATTGGTTCTACAACTCCAACAGATGATACAATCCAAGCATTAGTTGATGAAGTTACTCAATTAAGACAAGAAAACTTAGATTTACAACAACAATTAATTTCACAGATAACAGGAAGTATATAATGGCTGAAAATATAAACATTATCCCAATTAACCCATATACCCTTGAATTTCAGGAATATCAATATTCTGATACATCTCTTATTACTTCTTTTAATGTAGATACAACATTTAATCCTGAAACTGATTATTTAGAATATTTTGTTTATGATTTAAATGGTAATATTCTATTTCAAAATATAAGTGGTTTCCCTGGATACAAATTAATTAATAATGATGTAGTTATATATCCTCAAGAAAACTTATTTTCTTCTGGGTTTTCTGAAGGGCAATATAATACTCTATATAATTTTTTAAGTCATAAGTTAGGTTCTAACGATTTTAATCCTTATTATATATCCCAGATTAGTTCTGATAGAACAGAAGTTAGATTAGATACAACAGCCATTCCTAATGCTTTAGTAATTTCTTCTACAACAGAATTAATAAATGATATTACAAATTCTACCGGAAGTTATTATGATTTTTACTTAAATTTTAGTAATAATAATTTAATTATTGCTGTTAATGCTTTATTAGATACTACAGATCCTAATAACCCTACAGTTTTAATTAAATTATACGAACCATTACCTTCACAATTTGATATAAATTCTCAATGTTGGGTAGTAACCCAAGTAGCAGAACCTGTAGCTTATAATATTAATATTACACAAGTATTTGATATTATTGATGATAAAATATATTTAAAAGGTCCTAATACAAATCTTCCAATAACTAATCAAGCTAATAATTCAACAGCTTATACAAATCTTACTACTTTATCATCCACTACATCTAACCAAGGATCCGGAAGTTTAAAATATCAATTAAGTAGTTTATTAGAAAAAAGAGGTGTTGAAATTAATATTGATTATTCAGATTATTCTAATTTTATTCATTTTTCTTCAGCACAAACTAGATTAGAAAATTTTTATTACAAGTTAGGATTAATAGAGCAATATAATTATAGTGCTAGTTATTCAACAACAACTACTACTAATTATTATGTTTCTCAAAGTAACAACATATGGCAGAATAAAATAGATGCCATTATTACTACTTTTGATGATTATGAATATTTTCTTTACTTTGATTCAGGTTCAACCTGTTGGCCTAAAACATCTTCTACTCCTCCATATGTAAATTACCCTGCTAATTCAGCACAAGGCCAATCATTTTTATCAAGTCAATCTACTGTTGCTGAGGAATATGATGTTGAAAATAATAATGCTTTAATATTAGCTATCCCTAGTTATTTAAGAGAAGATTCAGATAATGCTTCTTTTGAATTATTTGTAGAAATGGTTGGACAATTATTTGATAATATTTTTGTATATATTCAAAGTGTTACATCTAAATCAGATAATGATAACCGTTTAAATTATGGTGCTCCTAAAGATTTAGTAGCAGATATTTTACGAGATTTAGGTATTAAAATTTATCAAAATAATTTTTCATCCAATGATCTATATCAAGCATTAATTGGCATAACTCCATCAGGTAGTTTATATAATTTACCCTTTACTACAGGTTCATTACCTGTTCCTGCTAATTCAGGATTAGAATATATTTCTACTTATATTACTGCCTCTTCCACAAGTTCTTTAATTCCAACATCTGATATTAACGATTCTATATACAAACGTATATATAACAGTGTTCCTTATATTTTAAAGAAAAAAGGTAGTGTTGCTGGTTTAAGAGCTTTAATAAATTTATTTGGAGTACCTGATACTATTTTACGAATTAGTGAATTTGGAGGTCAAAATAAAATAAATAATAATGATTACGATTATTGGTATAATCAATTTAATTATAGTCTTTATCATAATAGTTCATCTCGTATAGTATCTTCCTTTAACTTAGATCCTGCGTGGGGCTCTCCTTCAAATGTTCCTCAATCAGTAGAATTTAGATTTAAAGCCGATCCTCTCCCATACAATACAGCAAGTATTAGCAATCAAAGTATATGGTCTCTATTTTCCGGTGTTGGACAGGGAGTAGAACTTAATCTTAGATATACAGGTTCAGGATATAATAGTGGATCGTATTCAGGTTCAACAATTGATCCATATTATCAATATGCTAATTTACAATTTATTCCGGATGTAAGTAATAGATCAATATCCGCTAGTGTATATTTACCTTTTTATGATGAGGGTTGGTGGTCAGTATTAATTAATAAAAGCGGAAGTACTGGTTTTACAGTATATGCTAAAAATAAAATTTATACTGGAGATGATGGTAATTTTATAGGATTCCAAGCTTCATCTTCTATAAATGGAACCCAAAATAAATGGAACCTAGGTGGTATTTCTGTTTTTGGTTCTTCTTCTTTTGGAGTATCTACTAAATTTACAGGTTCATACCAAGAAATAAGATATTACACTCAAATATTAGAGGAAAATAAATTTAATGATTATGTAATGAATCCTTATGCTATTGATGGAAATGGTACAAACGAAGCACCTGACATTTTAGCATTTAGAGCATCTCTAGGTTCAGACTTAATTACTAGTTCTGTAGCAGCAGGTGGTGGATTTAGTACTCAAAAATCAATCCACCCCAAAGTTACAGGATCTTGGGTTCCTTCTCAATCATTTGCCTCTGGAGATAGTAATATAAGTATTTCTCAAAGTTACTTTTTTAACAATACAGAGAACATTTTTATTAATGAGTTTCCAGTAGGCATAAAAAACAGAATTTCAAATAAAATTCAACAACAAAATATTGTTTTACCTTATAGTAGTAGTGAAAATAATATTCCTAATTCTAACACTTTATCACCCTTTAGATCTATTCAACAAACAGCAATAGAAAGTGGTTCGTATACTAAAAATATTAATTATGTTGAGATCGCTTTTTCACCACAAAATGAAATAAATGATGATATTAATGAACAATTAGGTTATTTTAATATTGGAGAATATATTGGAGATCCTAGACTAGTATCTTCATCAGCTGAAAGTTATCCTGCTTTAAATGAGTTACGAAACGATTATTTTAAAAAATATACATCAAACTATCAAGAATGGGATTATATTAGATTAATTGAGTTTTTTGATAATTCATTATTTAAAATGCTTCAAGATTTTATTCCTGCTAGATCTTCATTGGCTGCTGGAATTGTTGTTAAACAAACCGTTTTAGAAAGAAATAAATATCCTGTACCTCAAGTTAGTCCTTCATCATCAATTGCTTTTATAGGATCAGGATCATCCTCAATTGGGATTCCTTATATTGTTGAAGATTTAACTATTACTGGTTCTATTGAATCTGGTTTTATAACAGGTTCTAATGGAGGTTCAATGCCTGAATTGTTCGGGCAGACTGCTTCTTTCCTTAATTATCCTAATGTAATAAATGTAACCCAAAGCTGGACAGGTTTTTCACCTTCTTTATATGGTCCTGTATCATTTACCCAAGATTCTCAAACTGAATTTTTTAATGGTCAATTAAGTGGGTCTAGTTTAGTAGTTGATAATTATGGAAAATTAAATGATTGTAATGTTGAAATAGTTCAAGTATATACTACAGCTTCCTTAGGAACTTTACCAAACCCAACATTTACTTCCGCTACAGCTCCTTTAAATTTTGATTTTAATTTTGATAA